TGTTCAATAGCCGTCTCGTCATTAACATATTTATCTCCCTCTTTAGAAAACCTAATGTTCTCCCAAGCTACAGGAAAAGTAACAATAACATTATGTTCATCAATAGGATTAGTAACCACATGATATCCTGCTTCTCTCAGCTTAGGTAACATAGGATCATTAACAGAAAAGTTAACATTATTAAAGATATACTTACCGATAGGTTTATGGCATCCTTCAGTAGTATCCATGATCTTACTCAATGTACCACTAGGTTTAATAGTAGTGACATTCTTAGGACGTTGAGTACCTAGCTCGTCTGCCATTGAGTAGGCTCCATGTACTGCTATGTTTTTAAATCTCTTATAATCGTATTCATTGAGGTCTTCTCTTGTAGTGATCCCCGTAAGCCCAACTCCGCACAGTCTGAGATATTCGTTGTTCTCATGCCATGTTCTTTGTAAGATTCCATCATCAAGGTTGACCAATGTTTGCCTATAGTTCGCCCTAGCTGTAACATAGATAGCCCTATCGAGTCCTCCGTTATCGTCCCTGAACTTTCCAACATCGACCTCGGTAAGATTACAGAAAGCTTTATTTCCAAGGAGGATTTCTGCACATGGGTTGACTCCTGAAAACCAAGGTGCTCTTCTTCTTGCTTCCTTTCCATTGATAATTCCTGGTTCTGAACCTCCGCTTTCTTTAATAATCTCAAAGACCTGTCCCAGTTGTGCATCAGTAGGCTCCTTCCAAAAGACTACGCTGTTATTAGATTGAGAACGATGGGGAGAAGATGTTAGATCATCTTTAGCTCTCGCGAACTGTTCCCACTCTGGAGTATCATGATAAACCAAAGCTATCTCAGCTGACCTACGAGAAGATAGAACCGTTCCTAACCAGTTCATTACATCAAGTATATCCATCTTACTTAGTAGCTGTCCAGACTTCTTGTTTAGAATCCCAACGATTGAGGAAAATGCCTTTGCAAGGGGAGCATCTCCTGAGCTGATCCATCCATAACCAGACAATCTGAGGCCAGCAGGTCTGAGTTGTGTGAGATCGAGTACGAACTTTGTAGTTTTCCCTTTGTAAGCGAGAAGCTTACCGATACTTTTTGCCCATGCTTCAGCGGAGTCTCCAACAACAAGAGTCCAAGTCCCGGTATCGGCATCGAAAGATTCTTTGTTTCCTTCATGTCCTCCTTTCTTGGTTCTCTTAGAGCGGATAACTTGAACTTCTGAGATTGGGGATGTAAATCCTGACAGCGTACCGACAACTGGCGTAAAGCCAACTCCGCATCCCTGCAACAACAACCACAAGCTATCAACGACATCGTGTATAGTCTCCACTTTAAGATGAGCACAATTAAACTGACTAGCTTCTCTCTTCTTAGAGAGGTCAGTTCCTCCTAACCATAGTGTCCTACCGGATACCATAACCTTACGTTCTAACATCAACTGACGTAATTCTTTAAGCTCTGTAAATCCATCATGTCCTTCTATAGAAAAGAAAGAACTATACTCATTCTTAAATCCAGCAGCTCTAGCCCACAACCATTTTTGGTGAGCTATAACTCTATCTACAGTTTGTTCCCACGTCTCATAGCCTGTCTCCGTAGGTCTATTGTAGGTACGTCTTGTTATTACTTGTGCTCTTACACTAGGACAAGCTTGAGTGTTCTCGTTCTTCTTCATCTAGCAACTCCTGTTTAGTTAAGTTTGTGTAAGACGTATCTTCTAAGCCAGTTTTTTCATCAACTAATACAGTATAAGGAACCCTATGGTAATCCCAACATTGATTTGGATACTCTTCATGGTGTGAATTCATATAATCTACTTCCTCCATTGCTAGACTTAATACAGGAGTAGCAGATATAAACTCATCTAAACCATAAAGTCCTTGTTCATCTTTTACTCTTCTAGTAACTACATAAATTTCTTTAGTTTTCGATTTCAATTAATTAATCCCTCCAGTATCGGAGGCTCATAGTTCAAGCCCTTCTGGACTTTACCATTAGCGTCCTTGATTAGTGGTAGCTTACTCATGTTAGACTTATGGACTAATTCAAATGCTTTATCAAAGTCCATACCAAATGATACTGCCATACCTTTAATCACATACACAACGTCACACATTTCTTTAAGTAAATCCTGCATCATTACATGACGTTCTTCTACATCTAGATTAGTTTCAAGATCAAGAGCTACTTCTGCTAGTTCTTGTATCTCTTCAAAGATAAGCTTTAGCCTGAACTCCATCAGCTCTTTACTATAAGGTTTATCAATGGCTAACTCCATCTTCTCATGAAACTCTCTAACTCTTTTCATTATAATAAAACTCCTTCATCATCTCAATACATTTTATTGCTTTGTTTAAATCTTCAACACCATTCTTATCACGGTGTCGTACTACATATTTAACTACACTACCTACGTCCATCCCTAATTGATTCTCTATAATAAATGTCCAAGGATCAATCTTATATTTAGCGTAGTAACTAGGACGTATGTTAGTACTACCACCTTTCCATTGATCATTCAACCCATCTTGATCTAGCTGCTTACAGTATGCCATGTGATCATCCTCCTCTTGTCCACACTCTTCACAATACATTAATTTCTTAACGGCTCCCATAGAATTACCTCTTCAGTTTTAAAGTTATAGTCATCAGCTCGTAATATCTTAGCTACTCTTGCTTGTACTAAGGCATCTTCCTCAGTAAGACCAGCCTTATGAAAAGATGCTAGAACATTATCCCAAGTAGGATTCTTAAGTACCTCTACTGCTTTCTTAGGACCAACACCAGGACACCCTTTATAGTTGTCAGTATTGTCACCCACTAGTGTCTGATACAAGTGCATATAATCTGCAAGAGTTTCAGTCACAGTCTCAGTCACCTCAGTATCCATGTTAAAGTATTCACATGGTATCGTCAACATATCTTTATCAATACTAACAATAACATTCCTAGAGTAACTACCATCAGTAGCTAAGATACCTAGTGCATCATCAGCTTCACACTCATTTAACGTAAAGGTAGTGTAAGTTTCTTTAAGATACTCCACTAGAAAATGATAACCTAACGGTTTCTTTGTAGCTTTTCTGTTACCTTTATATTCCTCTAAAATTTTATGCCGAAAATATTTTGACCCTTTTGGAGAGAAACATATGATAAGAGTAGATATACCTATCTTCTCCTGCCAATACCTTATGCTACTATCTGCTTGAGCTTTAAGCTCTGCTAAGTTAGTAGCTGTAGTTACAATACCATCAGGCCATTCTACCTCATTCTGAACAGCCCAACAAGTTCTGTATGTAAGTATGTCTCCGTCTATTAATAGCCGTGAAGTCTTCATTCACATCTCCCATGTTAGCGTGTCTTTGATAGTGACAGTTCTCACATACATAGACACATTTAAGTATTTCGGTAAATAATTTAAATTTATCAGGCTCACAAGCCCCTCCCTGTAGAATGTTAAAAAGCTTATCTTTAGGATTTAGATGATGAAAATGTAAAGCCCTAGTAGTATTAACAAGCCCACAATCTTGACAAGTATAACAAAACAACCAAGCTAAAAAACTTTTTCTAACTTCCCGTCTATACTTCTGATAAGCATTTGCATCCTTTCTTCCTTTATGTTGATTGTTTGGATTACTTTTATATAAAATAGTGTTGACTTGTTTCATAAATACTACCAAGTCTTCTAAAGTTTTAATGTGTTTCAGCCCATGTTTTTCCAATATGGCTAGTTGCGGAAAGTGGGCAGTCAAATTCAAAGTACTGTCCTGCTCTGGAAATAGATTCAGCTGAATGTTTTGCGATTTCTTCTGCATATTCTTCTTTAACCTCTATTTGAAACTCATCATGAATGTTAGCTACAAACTCATAGTCACCTTCCTTGTAGTGCATCTTCAGACGTTCATCTAATAAGATTAAAGCCTTCTTCATAAGAACAGCTCCTGCACTTTGCAACAACGTATTTAAAGCAGAGTGTTCTGAACGTATGTGTAGTTCCCTACCGTCAAGTCCAATGAGATGCCCACGTCTACGGTAGACTTGCTTAACCTTTTCGGT